TAGTTGAAGCAGGTGAGCACTTAAAGCCTGAGAACTTCTATATCACAAACCCAAACTTGGGTGCTTCGGTTGATCTTGAATATCTAATTTCAGAGTTTAAAAAGGTTAAAGATGCGGGTGAGGAATCACTTAGAGATTTCTTAGCTAAACACTTAAATATCGAAATTGGCATGAACCTTCGTGCTAATCGTTGGGCAGGTGCTGAGTATTGGAATGCCCAAGCAAAAGATATCCAAATCGACCAACTAATTGAGCTATCTGATGTCATTACTTTGGGTATCGACGGTGGCGGACTTGATGACTTACTTGGCTTTGCTGCTTTAGGTCGTTTATCAGAAGATCCGCGAATCTGGTGGTTATGGAATCATGCATGGGCAAATAAGATTGCTTTAGAACGTCGCAAAGAAAACGTTCCAAAATATGAAGACTTCAAGTCTGAGGGTTCTCTTACCGTTGTTGATCGTGTAGGCGAGGACATTGACCAACTGGCAGCAATTGCCAAGAAGGTTTATGACAGTGGCAAGCTCAATAAGATCGGACTAGATCCATTGGGCTTAGGGGGCTTACTTGACGGGTTGTTAGAAGTTGGAATACCAGAAGAGTCGATGCTTGCTGTTCCACAAGGCTACAAGTTGATGGGTTATATCCTTACAACAGAAAGAAAACTTGCAGAAGGAAATCTCTTCCATGCTGGACAACAGCTAATGACTTGGGCAGCAGGTAATGCCCGTGTCGTGATGGTTGGCAATGGTATGCGAATCACCAAACAAGAATCTGGTGTAGGAAAGATTGACCCATTGATCGCCACATTTAACGCAGTTGCTCTTATGTCCATGAATCCAGAACCAACAAACAAAGAATATAACGTCTTTTTCGTCTAATTAAATTTTTAACTCAAGGCTCGCTTAATGCGGGCTTTTCTTTTTAAAGGAGAGCTTAATGCCTGCTCTACAGAAATCATTTGGCTCTTTTGAAATCAAGAGCACAGACGAGGAAAAACGAACTTTTAAAGGGATTGCAAGCACACCAAATGCAGACCGTGCAAAAGACATCATGGTCCCAAGAGGGGCTAAGTTCGAGCTTCCTATGCCGCTTCTTTTTCATCATGAGCACAGCGCTCCGATCGGTCAGGTCATTGATGCAAAGGTTACTGATAAGGGAATCGAAGTAGAGATTCATATCCCAGAAATTAAAGAAGAAGGGAACTTAAAAGCCCGTGTCGATGAAGCCTATCAAAGTCTCAAGTATGGACTAGTTAAGGGGCTTTCAGTTGGTTTTTTAGCCGATTGGGAACAGGCCGAATTTATCAAAGGTGGTGGCATCCAGTTTAACGAGTGGGAGTGGTACGAGCTCTCACTAGTGACCATCCCATGCAATCGCGACAGTTCAACAGATTATTCAAAAGCTTTCGAGGAATACAAAGCCGCGTTGGGCAAACAACCTCAGAAACCCGCAGCAGATGGCGATTCATCTGAGCAAAAACACGTAATTGTAAAACTTAATAGCCCAACAAAGGGTGGAGTAAAACTATGAATGAATATTTAAAAAAATTGCTAAAGGCATTAGCTGAAAAGAACCAAGCAATGCAGACGGCATTATCTAAATCGGCCGCAGCTGGTACTACACCAGATGAAGAAACCGAAAAAGAAATCCAAGCTCTCGAAAAAGAAATTGCAGCAATTGAAGTCAACATCGAGCGCACTAAAAAGCAAATCGCTGCTACTGAAGCTGCCGCTGAAAATGCGACTCCTGTTGCTGGTGATAATCCAGAAGAATCTAAAAAATCTGCGAAAGGTGATCCAGATCCAAAAGGCGACAATAAGATTATTGTTAAGTCGAACCTCCCTAAAGGTGTTGGATTTGCACAATATGCCCAAGCAAAACTGATTTCTCAGTTAAATGCTAAAGAAGGCCGATTCGAGTCGCCATTGGAAGTTGCTAAGAAAATGGGCTTTGGTGAAGAAGTTCAAGACTTAATTACTAAGGCGACTCTTGGTACTACGACTGATTCAGGTTTTGCAGCGACATTGGTACATGAAAACCATTTAGTTGGCGAATTTGTTGAATTGCTTCGCCAAGCAACTGTCTTCGATAAGCTTCAAGGCTTCCGTGCAGTTCCTTTCCGTTCAAAAATTCCTTCTCAAGTAACAGGTGGTACGGCTTCATGGGTTGGTGAGGGTGCTGCTAAGCCACTTACAAACCCAACTTTTAGTGAAGTAGAAATCGGAGAGCACAAGCTAGCTGCTATTACGGTTTATACCCAAGAGTTGATGCGACGCTCAGATCCTTCTGTAAGCGTGCTGGTACGTGATGACTTAATCGCTGCAAGTGCAACATTGGTCGATAACACTTTCCTTGATGCTGTAGCAGCTTCTTCAACTCGTCCGGCTGGTGTACTTAATGGTGTAACCATGACGCCAAACACTGGTGAGACGGCAGCTGCATATGAAAAAGATTTACTCGCATTGATTAACACTTTCGTTACTAACAACTTAAGTTTGGATGGTGCGTACTTCTTGATGTCAGAAACACGTGCAGCACAAATCGCGTTGTTGCGTGATGCTCTAGGCAACTCTTACTTTAACGGTATGGCTTTACGTGGTTCGCGTACCTTACTTGGTATTCCTGTAATCACTTCACAAGCACTTGGCAACAAAATCATCCTTGTGAAAACAAGTGAAATCTTGCTTGCACAAGATGGTGGTGTGGATGTTTCTTACAGCGACCAAGCGACATTAGTTGATGGTGGAACGACTCACCACTTATGGCAAGAAAACAAATTTGCTGTACGTGTAGAGAAATTCATCACTTGGGCTAAGCGTCGCCCAGTGGCCGCAGCTTATCTGGACTACACAACTACTCCAACTTCTCCATAAGTTGAAGTATTGAACTCAAAACAGCTCCTTAATTGGGGCTGTTTTCATATCTGAGCAATGAAAGTTCATTGTTGAGCTATGGGAGCAGCTATGAAAATTGAATATTTACAGGTTATGCATGACGCCAATGTTGGCGATATCAAAGAAGTAACCGATTTTGAAGCAAATATCTTGATTAAAACAGGTGTTGCTAAGCCTTATGAGGAACCAAAAAAGGCAACAAGCAAACCTAAAAAAGAAGTAAAAACTAGCGAATAAAGGCGGTAAAAATGGGCATTTTTGACTGGTTAAGAGGTAAAAGAGCTTTCAAAGTGTCCATAGTGCTGGGCAGACTTGGAATAGCCTATTTGTGCAAGAACCATACTCAGGTGCTTGGCAGAAAAATGACGAATTAACACGCGATGATCTTGTTGCGTCTTATGCAGTTTTCGCTTGTGTAAGCCTCATCTCTAAGGATATTGGTAAATTACCGATTCTCTTGAAACGCAAAGAAAAAGGGGTGTTAGTCAATGTTGACATCCCTGACAAGCTGCGCGTTTTAAAGAAGCCAAACAATTATCAGACTTGGCAGCAGTTCCAAGAGCAATGGACATCAAGTTTATTACTTCGTGGCAATACATACGTGTGGAAACTCCGTGATGTTTTTGGCGAAGTATACCGAATGGTGGTGCTTAACCCTGACCTTGTTTGTCCTCTTGTTGATGACTACGGCAATGTGTTTTATCAGTTCAATACTGACCGCTTAACACAAACCGAATCTGTGATTGTTCCTGCATCTGAAATCATCCATGACCGCATTAACGCCTTCTATCATCCACTTGTTGGTTTATCACCAATTATGGCTTGTGGTGTAGCGGCAGGCATGGGTGTGAAGATCATCAAAAACGCTGCAAACTTCTTCGGAAACGGAAGCAGACCGGGTGGAATCTTGGTTGCTCCAGGATCTATCACGAAAGAAAAGGCCGAAGAAATCCAAGCTCGTTGGAACACGAATTATTCAGGCGCTAACTTTGGTAAAACTGCGGTCATTGGGGATGGCATGACTTATACCGCTTTAGGTATGAGTGCAGCCGATTCTCAAATGATTGAGTTATTGGAAATGTCAGGGCGAGTGGTTTGTAGTGTTTTCAATGTGCCACCGTTCAAAATTGGCATTGGCACTGTTCCAGACGATTCAGAGAAGGCAAACGGCATTTACTATTCTGACTGCTTACAAGCACTAATTGAAGCACGTGAAAACTTGTTAGATGAAGGTTTAGACCTGACATCATTCAAAGTTGAGTGTTTCCTTGATATCGACACGCTGATTCGCATGGATTCTGAACGTTTCCATACTATGGTTCGTGATGACGTGAAAGGTTCATTGCTTACACCTAATGAGGGCCGAGCAAAAATCGGCAAATTGCCTCTAAATGGAGGCGATACAGTTTACATGCAACAGCAAAACTTCTCGCTTGAAGCACTTGCTAAGCGTGATGCCAAGGATGACCCATTTAATCCTTCATCTAGCGCTTCACAGTCTGCGGAAACACCGAAACCCGATGCAGAACAGCCAGAAGGTGAAAACGCGCTTAAATCGCTTTATACGGGCGTTTTTAAAGATGATGTGGCTTATAAAAAAGGGCAGTTCGTCACTAAAAATGGCTCGTTATGGCATGTTGAGAATGACCATTTAGGCGAATTTGATCATAAAAACTTTAAGTTGTGCGCGAAGGAGTGGACAGAATGAGCATAGTTACACTTGCAGAAGTCAAAGAACACCTTCGCTATGACGATGATTCAAATGACACGAACTTAGAAATCTATAGAAAAGCGGCTGAATCGGCCGTTTTACGCTATACGGATGTGATTCACCATGTTGAGCCATATCCAGAAGAGTTCCGTTTAGCTGTGCTCGTATTTGTTGGATATTACGACAAACACCGTAACGCCGAAGCAGATGCGCCAGTGAATGGCAATTTTATGCCACAGCCAGTGCAATCTCTTCTATTTACTTATCGAACGCCTACTGCTGTTTGAGGTATTTATGGGTATTCGGGAATATTTATTTGGATGTCAATGTTGGGCATGCAAGAACATTCGTGCAGGTGGTGGGTATCAACCATGCCACAAGGCTAAAAAATCTGGCGAGCTAAGTAAGCCACCAAAAAAACCATGAGGTATTTATGGGACAAAACGCAGGTGAATTACGTCACCGCATCACTATTCAAAAGCCCATCCAAACCCAAGACCCAAACACAGGTAAATTAATCACCTCATGGTCTAATTTTTCAACTATTTGGGCAGAAGTTACCGACTTATCAACCCGTGATGTTATTGCAGCCAAAGCAGCAAACAGCACAATACAAGCCCGTGCTAAGGTGCGATATAGCAGCACAACAAAACAAGTTGATAGCACAATGCGGGTACTTTTTGATGGTTACTTTTACAAGATTGACGGCAAACCTATGCGAGATCCAGATTCGCGCCGTGAATATCTAACCATCAACTTATCAACTGGTGATAAAGCATGGAATGGGTGATTTATGGCTACTCAAATTCATGGTCTGGAGCCAGCATTGCGAAAAATGAGGGCAATTGGTAATGACAAGACTGTAAAACGTATTGCCCGTAAAGCGATGCGGCAGGCAATGAACATTGCAAGAGATGCAGCTCGTCAAAAAGTTAAACGCCTAGATGATCCAACCACTCCAGAAAAAATCTGGAAAGAAATTGTGGTTCAAAATGGCCGGAGTAGAAATAAAAACACTTTGGTTATGCGCGTGGGAGTGCGTGGTGGTGCACGTATCCCATATACAAACAATGCTCAAAATAGACGTGCTGGACGTGTTGGTCAAACTTACCAAGCGGACGGCCGAGTCTTTTACTGGCGATTCCTTGAGTTAGGCACAAGTAAACAGCCTGCTACTCCGTTTTTACGCCCTGCTTTATACGAAAACATTGAACAAGTTACCGATAAATTTGTTCAAGTGTTTAATTTTGAACTCAGCGTGGTTTTAGGTGCGGCTTAATGATTGATGTTCCAATTTTTAAATTAGCCAGAGCAGATCCAGCGGTTAAGGCTCTACTTGAAAGCGATGGAATTTTGCGAGTCTGGAAGTTTGGAAGTGCTCCAGATGAG